TTGATACTAAACCACTTTCAGGAAAAAGCGGATGAGCAGTTTTTGTTCCAATTTCCAAAAGAGTATCAAGCGTTCCAAACGTTTTCTGATATTCGAATGGCAGACTAAGAGATCCATCATGTCCATTAATTTGGAGCAAGTTACAACTAAAATCGCGACCCCCAAAAAAGTTGCTTGTAGGTTTACGATTGAATAAATCCATCTCAAATTTTTCTCCTTTAAACTTGAGAGAAAGTTTCATGTGCTCTGTTTCACTATAAAAAGAATTAGGAACAAATTTTTTATAACTTGTCATATCGATATCGTAAATCATTCCCATCTCCTTCATCTCTTTGATAATCTTTCCAAGATTTGGTAGATTTTCATTTGAACACGAAAATACACAAACATCCATGTCAGATTTTTTAAATTCTGTCATGAATCTTTCATGTTCTTCAATCGTGCGAGAACGAGGTTCAGCTACTCGACGAACCAAACTACCAAACAATCCAACATGAAATCCATTCCTTTCAACAAAGAAAGAAAGTTTTTTCAAAAATTCAATTGATTTTTTGATTAGAACAACTTCCTTTGCCTGAATATCTTCCATAGTCTTTTCTTCCACCAGAAGTTTTTTCTCAATCATTTCTACTTTGCAAGTAGATTTAGTCAAAAGATTATTCGTGTCGAAGACTTCTGCCCTCAACTGAGTATTTTTCATCTCCAATTTTGCAATCTTTTGAAGAAGATTTTCAATCTTTCGTTGTTGGTGCTGATGAATATTCTGTTTTTCAATCAGTTTTAGTTTTCCCTCTGATTTCCGAGACTTATGTTGTACATCAGTACAATAGCCGTTACAATTCTTATCTCTTGTAGTCATATTTCTTGTAAGAGTATTTGTTAATAAAAGTTTTTCGGTTATAATTAATTATCTACACGATTTTTCAATTTTAATTTTCGATTCGTTTAATTTATTTTTTATTTAATGTAGAATTACATATATTATGATTTTTACACAGATTATTATATGGGGGCATACTAGATCATCTCACACTCATTATTGGATACATTATGCATTTAATCGTGCCTTTAAATATATGAAATATAATACAATTTGGCTTCCAGATAAACCATTATCTTCAAACAAATTGAAAATAACTGAAAATACATTATTTATTACCGAAGGACAATGTGATAACTACATACCAATTGACGCAACATGTTATTATATTTTACATAATTGTAAAAATAAATATGATAAAATTCCTAATAATCAAATTATTAAATTACAAGTTTATACTAATCCTATTTTAATAAAAATGAAAAAATTTGTTAAATATGATGATTTTATGTATTATAATTTGGATAAAGATAGATGTAGATGTTATATGCCATGGGCTACTGATATTTTGCCAGATGAAATTGATAAAAATATTTCTAATATAGACAATATTTTTAATTTTAAAAAAGATAATGCTTACTTTATTGGTTCTATATGGAGTGGTGAATTTGGTAATGTTCATCAAATTAATAAATATAAAATAGAATGTCAAAAAAATAATATTCCATTTTCGAATTATACTAAAATCAGTATGGAAAAAAATATAAAATTAATACAACAAGCAAAATATTCTCCTACAATTGTAGGAGAATGGCAACAAAAACGAGGGTATATTCCTTGTAGGGCATTCAAAAATATATCATATGGAGGATATTGTATTACTAATAGTAAAGAAGTATATGAAATTTTTGAAAAAAAAATATGTTATGACCCAGATTGCTCTAAATTATTCTATAAAGGAAAAGAATATGTTAATCAAATGTCTAAAGAAAAAATGATTGATTTAATGAATATTGTCAAAAATAAACATACTTATATTAATCGGATTCAGTTTTTATTAGATGCTTTTAATTTAAATCTTTAATTATATTATATAACAATAAGATATGCCAATATTAAAAAAAAATAAGACAAAAAAAAATAAATTAACAAAAGGAGGTCATGGAAAAAACCCATTCACAATAGAGGTTCCTAAAGAATCTATGGAACAATTGTATATTGAGAACTTGAGAGAGAATGAACCATTCTCTTACAATAAATTTATTGAACATTTACAGTTTAATGTGCCAACATATGATATTATTCATAAAGCTAAAAATTCTTTTGAAAAACCAAGCAAATGCGTTGCACAACATGCTAATTATAAACAAACAAATTACTATCCATCTCATAATTTTTGTGAAATTGATGATATAATTGCTGTTGTATTAGGGAATTTATTAGAAATTCCAGTTTATTCAATGGATAAAAATATAGCAGTGGATTCGGATAAGAATAATCATGCTTTTTTTGATAAATTGTCTCATATACCACTAACATTTTATGATAGTAGTAAGACAAAATTTATACAATATAATAATGGTCATTTTGATTATGGTGATCATTTTAAGCACAATGCAGGTTTTCAAAAGTATATTACCATAAAACAAATTAAAAATGTATATAAAAATATTCAATCCATTAAAAAAGTAGAGCATGTGCAAATGTTTACAGGGATTCTAGAACATCCAATATATCAATATGATTTTTTTAAAAAAAAAATACCACAACAACAAAAAAAAATACCACAACAACAAACAGTTGCTCCTAAATGGGTAATCAAACAAAAAATACCACAACAACAAACAGTTGCTCCTAAATGGGTAATCAAACAAAAAATACCACAACAACAAATAGGTGGTGGGAAATGGGAAGAAAGACAAGGAGTTCATATGCCGGTTATAACTATTAAAGCTTTGAATATGATAATAGAACGTAATTTTAATGACCTAATGAAAGATAATTGGATAAAAAATCATAAAGATTATGATGCCATAATTGATGGATTAAATTTTATGACAGGTGGTGCTAAGAAGTCCATTACTGATGAGTTGTATTATAATTTGCAGAAATTTGTTAATGATATATTTGAAGGTAAGAACATAAAAATATTATTGGTATATCGAGGTCATATTACCCATTCGGGAACACGACATTATATAGAAAACGATATTAATAGATTTATAATAAATGCGAAAAATTTGAATATAAGAATGGATATTATGTATGTGCATACTTCTGTTACTGATAACAAGAGTCCGCAAGGATGGATTCCAAATTCACCGAAAGCACCTACAAATAAAAGAAAGTCAAACTTTGATTATAATCAAAAAAAACCATATAAACGACCACAATACTATAGTCAAAATCAACAAGCACCACAACAATATCCACCACGATATCCACAACAATATCCACCACAAACATACTATAGTCAAAATCTATCACGACAACAATCACCGCCACAATCACGACAACGATTTCCACTACCACAACAATCACCACCACATAGAAATTATGGTGGGGAAAAAACTAAAAAGACCAAAAAAACTAAAAAAGTAAGAAAACATCAAGGTATTAATCAAACAGGAGGTAATAAAGGACGTTTAAAAAAGGGATATAAATATTCTGGTAAAAAACTTAAAAGTGGATTACCTCAAATTATTAAATGTAAATCCAAAAAATGTTAAGTATTGTCAAAATAAGAATATTTATATAAATCGTATTAGTTTTAATAAAAATCTTTAATGATACTATATAGAGAAATAAGATATGCCAATATTAAAAAAAAATAAGACAATCAAAAATAAGATAAAAAAAAACAAGACAAGAAAAAATCAGATTAAAAAAAATAAGACAATCAAAAATAAGATAAAAAAAAAAAAAACAATCAAAAATAAGATTAAAAAAAATAAACTTCTAAAAGGAGGTCAATATAAGATAGACGCCCCTAAAGAATCTATGAAACAATTAAATTTCGAAGCGTCCAAAAAAACATATGATATTATTCATAAATATCCGTGGCAACATCCTCGAGAAACACCAAAAAAATGCGTTCCACAAAATGCCAATTATAAAGAAAAAAACAAATATAATGACGATATCTCTCATAATTTTTGTGAAATTGATGATTTTGTTACTGTTGTATTAGGGAATTTATTGGAATCTCCAGTTTATTCGATGGATGTACTGGAATTTCTGGAGAATTCGGCGAAACATAAGTTTCTTTTTCCTAATTTAGATAAATTATCTCACATACCACTATCATTTTTTGAAGAACAAAGACGCGATTCTAAAGAAACAAAAATACTATCTGGTACTAAAATGTATCTTGAAGCAGACAAAATTAAAGGAATATTGAAAAAAATTAAAGAAAATAGTAAATGGGGTAAAAAAAATTCTTATGACATTCCAAATGATCCCACCTATAAAAAGTATAATAAATTTCTTTTTTATTCTCCAAAATCCAAAAAAAATGTTAGTACTGTTCCAAAAACACAAAATGTAAAATTATCTAAAGAAAATCAGAAAAAACAAGATAGATTTATGTCATTTGCTGAGCTGATGGGAGGTGTTAATGAACAGTCTGGATATCATCAACGTCCACTTTCACGAGAAAATTTGAATACGATAATAGAAAAAAATTCAAAGCCAATGGACTATAATTGGATAAACGATCATCAAAATTATGATGCTATAATTGATGGAGTAAATTTTATGGAAGGTAAATATGGCAATGATGGAATCAATAATTTGGAAAAACATTTGAAGGAAATTATACAATATTTAGGAAAAGGTAAGTATACTACTACTGGAAAAATATTAGTGGTATATCGAGGTCATATTTCCCATTCATGGGAGCGAAATACTATAGAAAACGATATTAATAGGCTGACAAAATCTAAAGTCGCTTTGATTGATGTTATGTATGTACACACTTCGATTATTGATAAGAATCATCGAAATCGATTTCTAACTCAACTAGAACGACGAGAACAAGAATGGCAACGACGAGAACAAGAACAAGAACGAGAACGAGAATTGCGACGACAACAACGACAACAACCACAATATCCACAATATCAACCACAATATCAACCACAATATCCACAATATCAACCACAATATCAACAAAATCAAACCCAAAGTCGAAGTCGAAGTCGAAACCTAAACCGAAATGAAAACCGAAGTCAAAGCCGAAGCCGAAGCCGAAACGGAAACCGAAGTCAAGACAACAAAAAAAGAGACATACGAAACTACCACGATAGAGACCGAAACCGAAACCGAAACCGAAACCGAAACCGAAACCGAAACCGAAACCGAAACCGAGACCGAGACCGAGACCAATACTATAATGGTGGACTAAAGACTAAAAAGACCAAAAAAACTAAAAAAGTAAGAAAACATCAAGGTATTAATCAAACAGGAGGTAATAAAGGACGTTT